TCGGCCATCTTTAGTGATGCTTTTGCCACCCAAGACTGCAATCTCGGCCTCAATGTAAAACTCAACCATTTCGCGAGCTCTTGCTAAATTGCTCATTACCAAATATCTCCACCACCTCCGCTTAGCCAATCGTCTTGCGGCGGCGGGGCTTGCTTAGTTTTCTGTTTAGGTTTTGGAGTAACTGGCGCAGCCGCCACTTCTTCAACCTGCTTGACCGAGCCGTCTGATAGTTCAGAAAGCATGACGGCACCGCGCTTACGGTTTAGTAGGCGCATGCTGGCCAGCATGTATTGCATGGCCTCACAGTCTAAAAAGTGGTTTTCACCGACTTTTTTCCACTTACCTGCGCCTTCGTCATATTCTTCGCCAACGATTTCTTTGCAGTAACTGTCGTCAATATCCGCTGGCAGCAACCAGAACGCAGGCTTGCTCTTGCTTCGTCCGATTCGGCTATGCACCCATGACTTAGCGCGCGGAGAGTCAAAGTCCCAGCGAGTCTCGCCATAGCGACGCACCTTGCCGCGACTGTCTGCTTCGATGTTTACTTTTCGATAGGCTTTATCAAGAATTTCACCACGCAGCGCGCGAGTGCGTGATCGGTGAGCACGGATAAAATTGCTTACTTCATCAGGACGATAGCCGTAGTCGATCCCCATTTCGGCAATCTCATGACCATCAAATGACTGATCAAGCAACACATCTAACTCATCCCAAACGGCATCCTTCAGCGTATCGCCCCAAAGAACACCGCAATCAACAAGCGCTGAACCCATGCCGAGATACCAGGCACGGACCACCCACACGAGGCGATTTTTCTGCACGTCGACCGTGGCCAGCAAATATTCTGGATTGCCGACGACTGTGCCGGTTGCATATTTCCAAGACTGAGCGCGAACGGTCTCCCATGCAGGAGCCTCGCCAGCCATCGCATAACACTCACCAAATCCGGTGTTATATTCGGGCTGCAGATCCGCTGGATCGCCGCTGTTTAAGGCTGTTAAAAGCTTCTTAGCTAAGTAGCCGAAGGATTTTTTAGCGCTGAACGAAAACAAGCCGCTAGAGTGATAAGAGAGGTGGCTATTGCCATCCGTCTCCGCCTCACCAACAACCTGCCCATCTTCGACCGATTGCCCTGGCGCAACGTAAACACCGCGAGCGTTCATGCTGCCTCGGTATTTGTCTCTGATTTGAGAGCCGCAACAAGGGCAAACCAGGCGCGCCTCTTTCTCCGCTGTTGACGGATCACACTCATCATCACCGCCACGACCAGGCCACCAAAGGAGCCCCGAGTGCGGTATAAAGTAAGAGTCACAATCAGGACATGGCACCGCCCACTCGTGGCGAGTTCCTTGCTGCCACTGGTCCCAGATAGCAGAGCTCAGCACAGATTTATCCGCTACTTCCCAATGCTCAAAACCCGTCTCTGGGTGCGTATATTTTTTAACTCGCCCGATCGTTGGCGTGGCCGTAAAACCGATACGACTGTCTGCGTAGGCATCGCCGCGCGCCTCAACGATCGCAACGACCGAACCCTCTGCGTTCTTTGCACAACGATCCAGCTCGTCGACCAAGATCAATCGGGCCGATGTGGATGCCGTCTCAGTCGTCGACCCCATAAAGGCCAAGTACAATCGAGCCGCACCAATTCGCTTAACGAACTGCGTCGAATCAGGATCAAACTTTTTCTTGAGCGACTTGCTCTGGCTGATCATGGCCATCACCAAAGGCTCAACCTTTTTGATGATGTTCGACTCGGTCGGGGCGTAATAGATAATCGGGCAAGGATCGTCATCAGCGCGCTGGCCCATGACATTCTCTTGCAAAAATGACTTACCGGACTGCGTGCCGGTGACGTATGTGATTCGTTTTGACTTCGGATTAGTGAATGCTGCAGCAACGTCTATTAAGTATGGATTGCGCTCTGGTCGAACTGGACCAGGCTCCGGTGACGTTGACGGCATAATCCGTTCAGCTCTCGCCCACTCAGTCGGCGTCCTCACTAGCGGCGCTTTCACGACGTCCGCTATCTGATAGAGCAATGAGTTCGTCAGACTCTTCAGCGAGCTGCTGTATTTCTGCCACGAGATGCTCAGCGGTCGAGGCTCTAATCTGTCTTGTTTCACCATGCAAGTACGCCCTAATCTCAGCAGGATCATCCATCGCCGCGAGATCACTACAGGTGCGGCTGCTTAGGCCGTCTAGCTGTGACGCAAACACGCTCGCAATTCTCAATGCGAGATCCATAAAGCCCTCAACTGGGGCAACTTCCTTGCGCTTAATCTCAAGACGCAGCGCGATCTCTTCACCGCGTAGACGCTTCAGCGCACGATCTTCATCGGAGCCTTTTCGACCACCAGATCCTTCCGCCTCATCGTCACCGTAGCGGCGAGCGATCTCTCGCATGATCAACCAGTCGATAACTTTCTTTGTATCAATCTCGACGGCTCGACCACGGCCACCACCGCCTTCAATAGGCATCCCTTCATCGATCCAGTTACCGATCGTTCTAGGATCAACACCACAAATATCAGCAAGACCTTTCTTGTTAACGATCGACATAAACCACCATCAGAAGAAAGGAAATCAAATGTAAAAATTTACAAATCAACAAAAGTACAAATGTCCTTTCTTTTGCATTCACTCAAAAACACAAAAGAAAGAGCACAAAGCCGCACCACCGCTCGCTTCTAAGCAGTGTCAGGTACAGTTAAAAAATGAATTTCAGATAGGAAGAAAGGACTAGAAAAAAAAATATTTCACGGCGCGAAACACGAAAGTTTGGCACCCGTGTGCTTCACAACGCTAAGGAGTACCTTTTTTAATAGGATCGATGGCCTTCCCAACACGAAAACAGAAAGACGGCTCGCGATCTGGGTATGCCACACTGCGCACAACCGATTCAACATAACTAAATAAATCCATAACCGGATCAAGCCAAACAGCTTTTGCGGATACAACTGGACACTCACTATCAAAATTGCCAATCCAAATCGGTATGCCGTAGTAAGATCCATGATGAGTAAATCCATGACCTAACGCTGTTTTCTTTGTCATATAACCAAGCATTTAAACCACCAAACAAGAAGCCAGGCTTTCGGCCGCGCGATCTCGGCCTACTCGCACCTTCACATTTCACAGTGCACTGGCATTCCTCCGCCTGCATTCGGATCGCGAACCCTGCAGGCATCACAGGCCTAGGAAAGATGGAGCCACGACGCCAGTGCGCACCGCAGCTACCCCCACCTTTGATCAAACCTATGTACTTAAACGACTGGTAATCGACGCATGCAAATCAGTCTCGGCCCGTCGCTCGTTGCCTTCGCTAGAACCAAAGAAAAACTGGATAATCCCAGCCACACACGTACCAAGCAAAAAGCCAAGAACAGTGTCAGCAAATCGAACACTGCTCTCCGGAATAGGAAAGAACGTGATCGCTGCGACATACAGCATCGCAAACAGCGACCACGCCAACGCAAAATAATAAATAAAGCGCTTACTAAATCGATCCTTTTGCTGGAGTGCCGCCACCTGCATCTGCCGCGCATCCTTACGATCTTCATAAGCCAAACGAATCAGCTCAGACTCTTGAGCCATGACAGACTCTTCAAAATTCAAAGCCAGCTCTGGAGACATCTCCAAAGCAGACTTAACGTCAAGAATGCTGCTCTTGCCTGTCACGGCCTGAGCAATATCCATCACTTTACTGGCAACCGCTTCACCGTTATCGCCAGCAATCAAGCCGCCGATCTTACGATCCATCTCGGTCAGTTTTAGCAATCCAAGCACTGCTGCAACAATTCCCACTTACAACTCCTAATGATCTAAAAGACCAACTACACGACACAGCCAGCCATACGTGTTGGCTTCCTGAGTCTCATCGTTAACAGACAAAGTCACGCAAAACGCAATGCGCAATGCATTCAATGCCTCGGCTAAAACCGCCAAGCCTGTCGGCCCACGGTGGTTATAAAACGCATCAAGCGATTCGATCGTCTTCGGACCAATATCGCCGTCCTCCTTGATATCTTTGTAGAACCCTTCCATGTTGTTTAACACATTAAGAAGGCGCTGCAAGAGCTTGCCTGATCGCGCTGGACCAGAGTTCACTCCAAAATCAAAGACACAAACCGCTAGGTCTTCGCTATAAACCGCAATGCGATCAATGTTTTGAGATTGCCAAAAGCAAAGGTCATAAATCTGCACCGCCACATCCAAGGGTAGGTCGCGCATGTCCCCTTGGTAACCAAACTCACGAGCTTTTTCTTCAGTCACCCCCCAGCGAGTTGGACCGCCACGATCCGCCGGTCGGTTCGTGTACTTTTCGCCACCCTCACGGATCAACAAATCAGCAATATGCTTTTGCTTATCCATGAGCACTCTCCCGATGGTGACCACGCTTATTTCCCTCAACGATCAAAGCCATAATCTTTTCGTTTTGGGCTTCAACTTTATCCATCTGGCTTTGCAAAGGCTTCAGCGATTGCTCAAGACGACGATCAAGCTCCTCAACAGTGACAAAACGCTCTGCACTTTTAACCCGCTCGTCATTGATACGCTGTTCAATTGTTCCAATCTTTGCCCATAGCAGCTTCAGCACACCGCCGAACACGACGGCAAGCAGCATCAACAGAGCAATCAATGCATTAACATCTTCCATACAGACCCTCAGAAACGACAAAGCCCGCACGGTGGCGGGCTTCTGTTTTTGTACATCTGTACTTTTGTACTAATGCACATTTGTTAATTTGTTCGTTTTAACAAATTGCAGGCACAAAAAAGCCCGCTCAGTGGCGGGCTTGTCTGCGCATGTATCGCAATTTAGATAAATCCTAGCTCTAGGCGTGTCATTTTGCAAGCGGTCAATGTTAAAAACTTAACATCTCACTCTTTCTCATCACTCTCCGCTGGCTTGCGGTCACTCCAAAATTTGCGGGCAAAATAGATCGCCGCCAGTTTCTCTGCGTCACTCCACGCTTTTACCATCTCGATAAATTCCGATGCCGTCTCTTGCGAGCCTAACAAGTCAGCTACTTGCTCATCATACTGATATCCCTCACTGACATGCCAAGGCAAGAGACGCAGCTCCTGCTGCAGAGACTCGGTCGGAGCGTAGCCGTTGTAACAGCACGCCAAGGCCATGCGCTGGCCGTCGGTCATTTCTGGCTGGCACGACTCCACAGCGAGGGCGAAGCACTCAGCCATACTATTGATCGCTCCGCTGTAATTGGCCACTGGTGACATCATTGTTGGTAGTGCAGCCATAGTTTTAAGCGCTTCGTCTGCGATACGTACTGATTTTTTAACTGCCATATTGATTCCCTATATAAAAGGGCGACTCTCGCCGCCCTAATTGTTCTTAGTAATCTGCGTTACCCCAGATTTTGTCGATAATATAGTTTACATTTTCAGCATCATCGCTGCTTGGATCACCGTTTACATAAACGCTTCCAGCGGTGACGGTCTCAGTAAGCTCCACATCAATATCTGAATATGGGTACTCAGCAATAAGCGCCTTTTCAACCGCATCAATAAAATTATCATTCATTTCAGCAGTGTTTTCGCCAAGCGTGTCAGCACTAATTACCACATCAATATTAAGAAATTTAATAGCCTCAAGCGGCTCTTCTACGATGCTGCTGAAGTTGTGACTATACTCGCCATTCCCGTTTTCG